CAAACCCACAAGATGTTGTTGATGCTTTAAAAACATTGGGTGGTGGTAATGCACAAGCTGGTGTTGATATTATCACACAAGATGGTGGTATATTCAGAGATCCAGGTGCTGCTAAAGAAACCTTAAGTGCGATTGTAAAAAATCCAACAGAACACGGTACAACATTAAAACAAGTGTTTAGTGGTACTTGGGCTGGTACTGGTAGAATGGCTGGTGATACATTGGTTACAATCAGTGGTGGTAATCTTGTTGGTTTAGTAACAAAAGCTATTACAACTTGGGTTGCAAAAACAACTGTTATAAAATCAGCAAAAGCTGTTATAGCAGCTCCAATATTAAAAGGTTTGGGTGTTGCTTTAGCTGCTGGTGCCGCTGCTGTTGCATTGGGTAGATATAAAGGTAGAAAATCATCAAGAGCTCAAATATTAAATGACCTGGTTCAATATATTAGACCAGTTAAAGGTAACGAAGAAAACCCACCTGTTGTCGATGATGGTAATCAAGATGACGGTGGAAACAAAGAAAATCGTCAAAAGGGTGGTAATAATAAAATGTTGTATGATAATTTGAAGAAATACTTCCAAGACATTTTTAACTTCAAAGCACAAACCAATACTGATACTTACGGACAAGGTGGTAGCGGTAATGCTCCAAAACAATATAGTGGCGGTGGTCGTGTAACATCAAAAATCACACAACCAAATGATATCGATGACATCATAAAATTAATGGAAGAAGACCTTAATTTATATGAGGCTTTGAATGACATGGAAATGTTAGCGGAGGCTGATAATAGTTTAATGAGGTCGATTTCATCCAAAGGTGCAAATGTTGATACGAGTGATAAAGGTTTAGAAGATATTGGGTTGAGTCAAAACCAATTAAAATTATTTAAAACACATGTTATGCGTTTAAGTAATTTAATTAAAGTAATTAAAGGTTTTAACAGTGGTGATAAAAACTTTAATAACTTATTAAATCAGGCAAAGTCAAACCCAATTTTTAATAAAATTGATAATGATAAGGTTGTTGGTATTGATATCAACGAATTATTAAAATCGGATCCAAAAAGTTTAAAAATATTTGTTAGTGATTTTAACAAAGCGGTTTACGCCACTCAATTTAAAAACGGTAATAATATTATGGATCAGCTTAAGAAAATTGGAATTAACAAATTATCCGAAGCTGCTGTAAGAACACCAGGGAAATCACAAGCAAATGCAGTTTATAATGCTAGAAGAGAATTTTTACAAAACTTCCCAAATCTAATAAAAAGTTTTTATGCAATTTTTTCATATTTAATTGATTTGGCTAAAAAGGGTCAATTAAATTCATCTGGTTCTGGCGGACAAGGAGGGAATCAAGGTGGTGGAAATCAAGGACAAGGACAAGGTGGTGGAAATCAAGGTGGTGGAAATCAAGGTGGTGGAAATCAAGGTGGTGGAAATCAAGGACAAGGTGGAAATCAGGGTGGTGTAAATCAAGGACAGGGTAACGATGATTTTGTTGATTTAGATTTTAGACGTGAGCCAGTATATGCAGAAGAATCCATTGAAATTATGGAAATCATTGAAACCCATAATAATTTAAATACAATTATTGAAAATGTGTTGACGGAATTTGGTGAAAACCAACCAGAAATGGAACAAGGTAAACAAGATGCTATTAAAAACAGTGATAGCGGTAGAATATTTACACAATTAGCTAAAGTTGTACCTGATTTAAGTACTAAAATTGCTAGTGAATATAAATCAGCTTACGGTCAACAAATAAACCGTGTTAAATTATCTAATTTCTTACAAACCATATTAGGCTCATTAGCAAATGTACCTCAACAAAAAATGGTTCAATTAATTAATAGAGCTGACATGGATGTTACCGCATATAGAAGAATGTTACGTGATATCAAAACAGCTGAAGGTGGACAACAACAAGGACAAGGTGGGGGTGCTGGTGAACCAGCTCCACAATTTAATCCTGGATCGCCAGAAAAGTTTATGCCAAACACAGTCGGTAATTACGATCTATCAAAAATTAATCAAGCGGCTAGAATAGCGTTGGCTCAAAAAGCTTCAGAGATTATTAGTAGAAATACCGATATGAAATTGGATTCTGAAAATATGATGACAGTGATGAAACAATTACTCGATGATATAAGTAAGAACGGACAAAAACAAATACCAACAATTTAAAACATAAGGGGCTAGAAAATTTCTAGCCCTTTTTATTTGGTTTTATTGATTTTTTTTATTAGTTTTGTGTGTAAATAAATTACACATATGTTAATTGGTATTATAGGAAAAAAACGTTCAGGTAAAGACACATCTGGTGATTACCTTGTAAAAAATAAAAATTTTACTAAATATAGTTTCGCCAACCCAATAAAAAGAGGGGCCATGGAATTATTCGGTTTTACCGAAGAGCAAGTATTTGGGGATTTAAAAGATGTTGTTGACCCAACCTGGGGTATCACACCAAGACTTGTTTTACAAATTATGGGTACTGAAGTATTTCAGTATGATATGCCAAAATATATACCAGAACTACAATCAATCGGAAGATCTTTTTGGGTTAAAAGATTTGAACAATGGTATGAAACAAACAAAGAATTAGATGTTGTTATATGTGATGTGAGATTTCAACATGAGGTTGATGCCATACTAAAAATGGGTGGTGTTGTTTGGAAAGTAACAAGACCAAACTTAAATAGTGGTGATGAACACGCATCTGAAAAAGAAATGGATTTAATTGAAGGTGTTACGACAATCATTAACAATGATGGTACCTTGGACGATCTTTACAATAAAATAGATATTTTGGTGAAAGATAGTGTCATCGCATAAAACAAACGTTGGTGAGTCTCTGGAGAGTATTTTAAGTTTGTACGATTACAGATTACCATTTGTGGTCGCAGAATATGTCTGTCGTATTTATAAACCCAATATAGTTTGTGCCACACAAATTAATTATAAGATATTGTTTGCGAATTTTATTGAATATAAAAACAACATTAAATACGTTTTTAATAAAACCGTTGATGGTAACAAAAACGGTTACACGTTTATAAAATTAAACGGGGTTGAAATTGATATACCGATCGGTAAAGATGAGGAATTCATGGAAAAATATTCAAACATAATTTTTAGTTCATCAGCTGATTGTGGTTTGGAATGGTTTGATGAAGATGAATTACCAAATGAAAATACTACCGCTGATCGCGATAAATATATCGGTAAGTGTAAGTTAACTTTTTAATTACCACCTACCAGATAGATAGGTTAATAACTGACCAAATAATCTAATTTCAACACCATCATATTCACCATTGTTGTATTTTGCAAGTGTTGCTCTTTTACCCGTTGAGTTGGTAATTGCTTTTAATACATTTGTTCTAATTGGTGCTGGTAATTGTCTCCTTCTAAAAGAACCAACCATAACTGAATCACCTTCATATTTACCATTGAAGGAGTATTCGTTAACCATTTCTATTATACTACCTTTTGTTAATGTAAATGGATTCATAAATTATAACATTTTAGAAACTGGTTTTGTTGACCAAGTTCTGCAAGCCCAATATCTAGCTTTCCATCTTGGGCCTGGATTATCACACTGATGTCTTGCTCTGAAATTTTTTCTTCTTTTTGGATCATCACGTTTTATTTCCATGTTAGGGTCACCAAATTCAACTTTAACCACATTACCCTTTGCATTTTTAACGTGTACCTTATATTTTTTACGATCACCACGCATGATCTTACCTAAACTAACTTTTCTACCTTTATATTCAGCTTCACTTAGTTCTTCGGTCATTGAATAATATTCGTATAAAGCCTCGTTTACTATTTTCTCAAGGGCAATTTCATTTAAAACACCCTCATAAAGACGCTCATCAACAAATTTAAGTTCATCGATAATACCACAACCAGTTTGCATAAAACTGATCTCATCAATTAAAGATTCTATTGTTTTATTAGTAAAACCACCCTCATTTTTAACTTTTTCAGTGGTATCACTAGGTTTGGTTTCATTAAACAATTCCATCAGATCTTTTTTAGTCATAATTAAAACTTTTATATAAATACCTGAATAATCTTGTTTGTTCCCATATTTTTTTGTAAATTTGCTCCATGAAATTAATACCAAAAGAAAATTATTTTCTAACCCGTCCAGGTGTTAACCAATTAATTTTGGTAAATATTGATAAATTTATGGATAGGTTAAAGAATGATGATCCTTATTTTTTTATTGGCCCCGAAACAAAAATACCGTTGAGTCAGATTAGGATAGAGAAATCTATTGAATACATTAATAATAAAGTTAATCACCAAAGTATTTTAGAACCAACTCAAGCTGATATATTTGAGGGTAAGTTAGGTATAATTGATGGTAGACATAGAATTGCAGCCTTAAAAAAAATGGAGTACACCCACGCCTATATCGAAGTACCTAAAGAACAAAAAGATTTATTCAACGATTTAGCGTGAACTTAATAGTGATGCGGCTTTTTGACGTAAACCACTATCAAAGATTCCAGCTAAAGTTTTATCATCAATAACTTTAAGAAATTTACCTTCACCGTTTTCCCAAGCTTCTAAATCAACAATTTCTAAATCATGAATATTCGGTTTTTTGGTACCGTCATCGTTAGCTGGTTGATTATTATTTTTATTGGTATAATAATTTAAATAATTCTCTAAAGCTTCTGCAACCTCATCTGTGGTAATATAATCTTTCCAATTATCAGCATCGACCATACTATAACCATCTTCATCTTGTTCTTTTTCTTGAACAACTTCTAAGAAATCATATAGTTCATCTTTAATATCACCATCCGCTTCCCATTGATCATCAATTGTATATAATATTTCATTTGTTGCTTTATTAGAAAACAAAAATTCACGACTTGTATAATCCTCAAGTTTATAGTTACCAGTTGCGGTTGTTGCACTAGTTGTTGGTGGATCCACTCGATTCCATGGCGCATCTGGTGTGTCGGAACCAGCTGGGTAATCATAGTTATTCATTTCTGATAACCTATTCATTTCTAATTTTTCAAATATTTTTTGTAGCTGATCTTCTGTTATTCTGTATTTTGCCATAATATTCTTTTAATATAAATATCTTTAATAGTAATAAAAGCCTCGTGTAGCGTTTATTATAATTGGTTACCGCAAGAAGGGCAGAACTTCCAATTTGATTTTTTTATTCTAACACCACAACCAGTGCAATAATTTCTTAATTCTCCAGCTAAAACTGGTTTTTGTGAATTTGGTAATATTTTCCAGGTCACCGTATGTGATGCATAAAATGAAAAATCCATGTTAATATCTTTTAATTTGGTATCTGAATTACCGCCTTTTTCGACTCTACCAGTTTCAATTGATTTTGGGGCACTTAATGATGCAGTTTTGATTCTGACATCATCGGCTGTGTTGGTTGAACTATAATTTGCATTACATGTTATTGTATTCCAATCAAGCCCTGGGTTTGGTGTTGAGTTACCAATAAATGGAGATGAATAGTAAACATTATCCCAACGATAACCACCACTAAAAGGTGATGGTGGTATTGATATTGTTTCATCGTAGAATTCGATTTCAACCAAACCATTATTCTGTATGGCTTGTTTAACCTTTTCATCCGTATCATCAACTACATAAGTTGAAAACAAGAATTTATTAGCCTCGTCAATGTAACGATCTAAATGAACTCTTTGTCCTGGTTTAATTACCAAACCACGATTTGAAATGTAATTTCCGTTTATTTTAATTTTTGCTAATACCGAAATGTTTTTCGGGTTGAATAATTCGATCTCGAATTCTTCTTGATTGTTTAAGTAAACAGACTCTCCGTGTTGCTTTAATCTGTTTTTGCCTTTTGTAATGTAGGCTTCTGGGGTCAACGCATGGTTGACTGTGTAATTTGTTGTGTACATTTTTTGTCTCGTTTTATTTTTTATTATACCAACCTTTTTGCCGCTCATCACGACTCAAGGGCAACAAGTACCCAAGGTTAATAGCCACACGAGGCTTTAACTATAAATATACACTAATAAAAAAAAATGTAAATTAATAAACGAAGGTTAAATTAGCACCACTGGCATCCATTTTAACGTTTAACTGGACAACATATACAGAATCACCCGTTTCGCTTTTTTCGGTTTCAAATTTAACGCCCTTATCAATATCTAATATTTGAACGTTACCATTACCAACCTTAACATTACCAGATAGTGTGTTACTTTTTAATCCAGTAATATCATATTCCAATTCAAAGTCATGATCAAAACTATCATCTTCACCTTCAAATCTAACAATACCACTTAATAAAGCTGATTTTGGACTTAAATATATGTCTTTGATACCATACTCTCTATATTCAATATCAATACCATAAAAAACTCTAGCTTGGTTGATTTCAATATCAACATCATACTCAACACCATTAACTGAAATTCTGCGACCTTTTGGGTCAACTAAAATCTCACGATTAAATAAATCTGGGTAATAAAATTCATAATCAACATCAAATCGACCAAGTTCCCTTCTAAAAACATCACCACCAGCTATTACTTCATTAACAACATTTTCATCTGACTCACCAATTTCTGCACGAAATTTTTCCTCATCGTGGTCGATTTGTTTTTCAGTTTCATAGTTTAACCAACCATTTTTCCAATCTTCGTATTCTGTCGTGCCTAATTGAAATGGATTGGCTTTTAAGCCATTAGCATTTTTGTTTGCTTTATATCCATCATTGTATGCCTTTTTTTTACCCAATAACGCTTCAAATTGCGCTTCAGATATTCTATATACTCTATTCATTGGTTTTTTAATAATAAATATCTCTTTTAAGAGATAAGTTTCATAAAATCACCTAAATTCCCAGTTATTGGTGATAATTTATCAAAACCAAAAAAAGCGGATCTACCCATTGATTTAAAATAACTTGAAATCAATAAATCGGTTCGCGAATACCCATTAACCGTTTCTGGTTTAGCGACCCCACATAAATAAAATTCGGTTTTATTGACCATACAAACAAAAATTGTTTTCCTATACGTTTTTTTGTAAACCATTGGAAATAAACCATACTCAAAAGTTACGATATCGATATTTTTTGATGGTAAAATATCATTCAAGAAAGAAATTCTATTTTCATCATGAATTTTGTCAAAATTTACTAAATTTGATAACCGCAAGTGTTGCTCTAACACAAGATCACCCGCCGTTTGCATGTAAGTTTTACGAAGATTGTTGATTTCAATATCAAGTAGTTTTCTACCCCGTTTCAATTCCGTGGCTTTAATTTTTATGCCAATAGCCGTGGCCAATTTCTTTCTTCTATCCTCAGAAAGTGTTATTTTTGCAAAGTTTTTAATGTTAGGTATGAAATAGTTTTCATAGGTTATATTGTTTACACCCATATTGGTTAAATTTAAAATATGACACAAAAATAATAAATCATTTGGTCATAAGCAAATTTTTTATTACCTTTGTACGAAATTAACTTCATAATATGAGCAAATACACAGAAGAACAGTTAAATTTTATTAACTACATTGGTGACAAATCAGTTATTTTGTCCGCAACAGCTGGTTCTGGTAAAACCCACTCCACAGTTGGCCGATTAAACAAAATGATTGAGGATGGGGTTGACCCAAACCGAATTATCTTTTTTAGTTTTACCAATGATGCTGTAAACGAATTACGGTCTAGGATTAAACATGACGTTAAAATTACCACAATTCATAGCTTTACAAGCTCAATTTTGGGTAAAATGGGTCTATTTAAGCCAATTGTAACTTTTTATGAGTTTACGAACTGGTACAAAGAAAAATACAAACCACATGTCAAAGATCCAATGAAAATTAAGATGGAGTACGCACAAAATGTGGATAGATTCTATGAAGAGGGTGCACAAATATCATCAACATTCTCGGCTTACAAATTACAGAATGCGGATAATATAAAGGTACCAAAACCAAGATTTTATGATGAATATGTTGCTTTTATTAAGGAAACAAAAAGTAGGGATTTTGCTGATATGTTGATTGATACGGAAAAATACTCAAAAAACCCCAAATATAAGCAATATTTTGAGAACTTGTATGATTACATTTTTGTTGATGAATACCAAGACACATCAACCCTGCAAATGAAAATTTTATTGGCCATAAAAGCCAAACAATATCATTTGATTGGTGATAAAAATCAATCAATTTATGGGTTTTCTGGGGCAAATTGTGAGGGTATTGAGAATTTACTGTTGAAGGACAGAGAAGTTGAACAAATGACACTCACCAAAAATTTCAGGTCTCGTAAAAAGATAGTTGAAAACTCTAACAGATACAGTAACTTAGTTGCAGTACCACATCACGAAGAAGATGGGCATGTTCACGACAATTTAATTAACGAAAGAACGATGTTTACGATGATGGTTGATGGTAAACCATTAACTATTCTGGCAAGAACCAATAATGTTATTAAAGAGATTGAAAAACAATGTCTCAAAAATAAAATTAAAATGAGATATTTCAATTACATCACACCACAAGACATTGATAAAATTAATGAGGGTAAAATAAACCCATCATTAAAGAAAAAGATTGATGCTGTGGCACCATATTATGGTAATACTTTTGGTTTAATAAACTTTATTGAAGAGAATAAAGATTCAGATGTCTTTGTTACAAGCATACACAAAAGTAAAGGTAGAGAATTTCCTAGGTGTATCATCATCAATTCAATTGACCCAGAATTATTGGTTGAAAGTGAGTATGATTTTGAGGATTATAGTTTCATAACAAACAATGGTGAGATTGATTTAGAAGCCAGAAACATACATTACGTTGCTGTTACAAGACCAAAAGAAGAATTATACTTCTTGGTCTATGAAAATTAAAATGGGGGCTTAAAGCCCCCATTTTTTTATCTTCTACCTTGTCCTGAATATCTTTTTTTGTAATTCTTCGAAGCTTTGTGTTTACTAGCTCTTGTTTTAGCGTGAACACCTGGTCTTTTTCTCTTTGGTCTTGCTCTGAATGATCTTACATTAGAGGTTGAACCACCCTTCTTCGCTGCCATATCTCTTAGTAGTTAATGATTTTCTTGTATCTGTTTATAGCCTCCATTAATTTTTCGTCAGCTTCTTCGTAAACTTTACCATCAGCTCCAGCTCTCATTTTCATGAATGAACCTTCTTCCTTTACTTCACCCTCTTCATTCCAACCTTCTTCTTTTACTTCATCTTTAGTTTCTTCCATAGTTTTTTCTTCACCCTCACCAAACATATCGTCACCAAAACCTTCGTCATCCAACATCATCATTGCGGTGTCTTTAGCGTTGGTAATTGCGTAGTAATAATCACTAGGATCTTTTAATAAATCTTCAATTTCATCCAAACCATTAGCTAAAGTTGCGGTATCAGCTAAATCATCTGTACCTAAACCACCAGCCATTTTACCAATAAAGTAATCAACTAATTTTTTTGCGCCACCTCTATGACCTAACTCAGCAACCCACTTTTCAATTGTTTGTTTGGTTCGTTCGCTAACTTCTTTAGCACCTTCTTCTCTTAAAGCACCAGATTCGATGTCATCCATATTAGAAGCAGCATATTTGTTTGCTTCCATTTCATCATAATCTTTGATCATAGCCTCAATTTCATCAACACCTTCTTGTGCTTTTGATGTAAAACCAGTTAAATTTTGATATGCTCTACCTAACCACTCTTTAACTTTACCAAACATTTCGGCAACACCCTCAAATACTTTTGAACCATCAATTTTTAATTGGCCCTTAACCTTTGAAGCAACTTTTGAGTTTTCAAGAATTTGTTCCAAAACTTTTCTTGTGTTTTCATTAACTTTGGTTAATGCTGTCTCAAAAGCATCCTTATATGATGTGGTTAATTTTTCAGATTCCTGAACAACTTCAACCAACATACTATCAATTGAAATTTTTAATTTTTCAGCACCCTCAGTTTGACCTTTAAATGCATCCATAACTTCAGGAACTAAAGAACTTTTCATTGATTCCAATTCTTTAATGGATTCTTTATACGCATTAAGCGCTTCATCCAATTGTGATTGGATCGTCTTTAATTGACTAATTTTTTCATTAATTGTGTTTTCCATATTTTCATTTATGTTTTTTTCTTTTATTGATTCATCAATACCCATAGCTTCTCTAAAATCATTATAATCATAAGCCATGTCAGTTGAGTAACGATATACAGCGATATCAATTTTACCATCTGGGTATCTACCCCAACAGTAAACCCATTTTTCACCACCCATTATAAATGGCACCTCATCCTTGTACTCTTTGTAGTATTCAACAACCTCCATAAAGTTATTCTTTATGATAAATAGTTTGTTTTTTAATAAAATCTTTGTATATTTATATTTGAATACAAACCAACCCATGAGTTACTTTTTTTATTCCAAAATCGACAAAAATAAGGAGGCAATTGGTTCCACAAATAATGCATACTCCAGATTAATCGCAGCAAAGTATTTTGCTCAAATAAAAAGAATGTCTTTAAAAGACTTCTTAAAAGTTTTTTCAGTATCTAAAAAACCAAGTGGGGTTTAATAAAAGATATATCGGACTAGAAACAATAAAAGCATACATGAAAAACGGTGGTGTTATTTCATTGGATAAATTGTTTTCCGAAAAAATAGATGCTTTTATTTTCACCGATACACTCTCACATAAAATATATGAAATGTATTTAAACGGTGAGAAAAGAAAAATAGAATGTCTTATTCGCCCAGAATAAACATGCCCCTTATCTTGTTACCCAATTCACTGTCGTTAGGAGTATCAAACGCGATTTTACGCATTTCGTTTTTATCGATTACATTTTCTTTTAATAGATTTGTAATTTTTTCTTTCCCAGCTTTTGTGAGGGCTAATCTGCAATCATTATCAACGATTGCAAATATTTCATCAATAATATTATCCATACCGTTTTTTTTAACAAAAATAAGTAATTACTAATAAAAAACAAACTTTCATTAAATTTTGACATATTTATCGAAAAAAAATTTAAAATGCACGGAAAGACCATAAAACAACTTTTAAATTTAAAAGATGACCTTAATTCTGTGATTGAGATTCGTGGCGAAAAAGTTTTGGATTCAACGAACATACCTGAATTACAGGAGCAATTACAAAGAAACGTTATTGATTATATAACAGAAACAATTGAACAAATTGATCTTATAATTGATAACATAGAAAATGGTGAATACGATCAACCGTCTGATGATGAGTTTGATGAGTATTAAGATATTCCACCTTAGAGTGGTATTTTAGGATCGTTCATGGTTATGGACACACGAAGGTTGGAATTCGCTACTCCAACCTTCACTTTTTTATAACTTCCTTGATATTTATGAATATGAAAGAACAATTACAGCGTATGAAAAGCATAATGAGGTTAAATGAAGCGACAGCTCCATTAGATTATGATGCTGAATATTTTATACGCAGAATTCCTTTTCTAAAAACATTCAAAAATTTCTCAAACGATAAGAAAGTTTTTTTCCAAAAGGTTGATTACAATAAGGATGTTAAATTAATGGTCGGTGATGACATACAGACATTCCCACAATTCAATACTTCAATGGAGTTCACATATATGAAGGATGCTATGTCAACTGGTGGGTATCGCCACATGTTTACCGTTAAAAATGATTTACACATAATGCCCCCAGCGACTCAGGATCGCCAAGAAGAATTAACTTTCCGTGTCCTTATCATGGCAATGAAAATGACAACCGAAAAATTGGGGTATAGTAGTGACGTTTTCACTGAATCACCAAATCTTTCAGATGATCAATTAAACGAAGTGATAAATGGTATTAATAAAGCATACTTTGAATTTGAGGAATTTATTCAGGAAAAATTAAAGGTTGACATCACCAATCCATTGGATGAAAATTTAATTATTACAAACACCAAATGAATCCGATTGAACAGGAGTTAAAACAAAAATATTCGGATATAAGATTCGAGTTATATGCAAACGAGAAATACAAAAGAATTTATCTCACTGGATTCATTGTACCCGTTTCAATGAGAAAAACTGGCGTTGGTACCGCTTTTATGGAAGATTTAACCAGGTTGGCTGACCAATACGGTTATCAATTAACATTAACCCCAGACAGTAGTTATGGTGGAAATGTTAACAGATTAAAAGATTTTTATCAAAGATTTGGTTTTGTTTTTAACAAAGGTGCTAATAAAGATTTTACACACAAAGAAATGATGCACCGCAATCCAAAAACAAATGATATAAACGAAGCGGATTCAGAATCAACGTCATCAACAAGTTCTGGAACATCATCTTCAAATAGCCCAGCCCCAGAAAGAACAAAACGTGGTAAAGCAAACCCAACAGCAAATACGGGTACTTATGATTTTGGTACACAAAGAGGAAAAGCAAATCCAATATCAAATACTGGTGCTTATGAGTTTAATACAACAAGGGGCCCAGCAAATCCGATTAAAGAAAATAATCGCCTCGATGAAGCGATTATTAATATGAAAAATCTTATAAAATTTCTTGGTTAATTAAGGGTTAACAGCCGCTGGCCATCTTTCATGGTGTAATTGAAAGCTTCTAACATCATTAAATTTGTTATCACCGTAGTTTCCACCTTTCCAATATTGAAAGGCTCCAACGTTAACCGTAGCCGAAGCACCACTTATATTCCCAAATGAAAACCCATTATCAAATATGGCGTTCACCAATCCATTGGTACTTGCTGTTTGGGTATTGAATCCATCGCGAATAAAAATATTATTATTAATGTCTCTACCAAAAATTAATGTGATCCAATCATTAAATCTACCTGTTATTGTTACTTGATCACCACCCAATATAAATCTTACAACACTAGGATCAGCTTGTAATTTTAAATTATTTGAATCCGCGGTAATAATATCAACAAGAGCTGATGGTGTTGATATTTTTATACGTAATCCAAACATAAATGATTCATTTAGATTACTATTAAGATCGGATAGTGGAACTAAATTAGCTCCTAATGTAAGAGATTCATTTGGATCAAATATTCTATATGCACTATATGCCCCAGAAAGCATTTTATCATATGTGATATTACCGATTGCTGAACCTAAATAATATCTATTTGTACCATCAGCATCCACAATTAAACTGTAAGCACTATCCAAATTAGTTTCTCTCACATCACAATTTAAATTACCAAAATCAAAATTTAATTTACATGTGGCGAACATTGTGTATTTATAATTCGATAAATCAGCATCAAATTGATTATACTTAAGCTGTAATAATACACTTCTTATGGCAGCGTCTCTGTTGGCATACGGGGGCATGCTGGTTCTGATCGAATGTAATTGATTAATAACGTGTAAAATTTCCTGACTTGTGTTACCAGTAACGTGAAATGTCGGTGCGTTATATAAATAAACACCAGCGCCCAATTCGGTCATAGTTGTTGATATTATAAAATAACCAGAAGCTGGTGAATGAAATTGGTCATAATTGTATGAGGGAACCCAAGTTAAACCTTCGGGCATTTGTGAAAAATCTGTTTCATCATAATACCCATAAGAATATTTTCCATGTGTGTATGAATAATTCTCACTGGTTGAGGATCCATTATTTATCGCCATTGGTATACCTGCCATAATCTTCTATTTTAATATAAATAGTTTAACCGCCATTAAATGTTTAATAAAAAATAACTATTTATTATTGAATTATGGATTTAATTGAACAGTTATCACGAATGAACAAATTGGTTGGTTTAACGGAAGCCCCAATACCCCAAACGATAAAAAAATCGGTTGGTGATGTTTTATTCGGTTCAAATCCAATCATAGCAAAAATTCAAGACAAACCAACCGAGAAGGACACACCATACGAGGATGATCTGGTTAACAAGATAAAAAATTGGACGGACAAATCGGATGAAAAATCTGAGATGGGTGTTGTATCAACAATAGCTGATCTTGTAAAATTAAAAAAGTATTTTCCAGAGGTTTTAAATCCACCATATGGTGATAAAGTTTATAGGGGTACATCAGTTAAGTTACCAGAGTTATCAAAGTTCATTAAGGAAAACCCAGAACACGATATGATGGAGAACGGAATGGTTAGATTTAAAACACCATATCCATACACACCAAAGAGAGAAGTAAGCAGTTGGAGCGCATCGATTTTTTACGCATCTGGATTCCAGGGTAAATCATTTGAGAGTGCAATCAATGTCCCAGTTATCTTTGAAACGACCGTGGATGATTCATTTATTATGAACCCACAAGTTATGAATGTGATTTTTAAATCAACGGGTGGTGTTCACCAGGATTTTATAAGAGATGAGGATGAGGTAATGAAGTACAATCCAAGTGGCACTTATTATTTAATACTTTCGCAAGACGAGTACGAAATATTCTCACCTTCTGAGGATTAAAACCGCCGAAGGCGGTTACGCTACACATCAGAAAAATTTTCTTTATTTTCAGTATTTTACAGAATATTGTAATATATATGTAAACAAATCCTTAATTTTATGTCAATGACCAATGAAGAAATAGCAGAAGAGATTTATCACTATGCTTTTAAATATGATTTTATTGATTTGCTTCGTGAAAAAATAGGTCATATGCAAATGGTGATGCCAAGAACCGTTGAACATAGTTTTTTGGTTGAAAAGGCATACGACA